ATTCAATTGGGTATATATGAAATGTGTTGACTGTGAAACTAAAGAACATCACAGCGAAGGAAACTACAGAGCGATACAAAAACTAAAGAATGCAACAAATTGTGATATTATATTAGCACACAAAGTAGCTAAACGAATTTTAGGTGAACAAGATTGGGGACATGTAACTTATGAAGGAATTGTATCGAAAACACAGACCTTCTTCCTTCGATGATGTTTTGGGTCAGGAAGATGTTGTAAAGACACTACAAAAGAAATGGAAATCCCATACTATACCACATGCTATTCTTCTGCATGGGCCTTACGGAACGGGGAAGACTACATTAGCCAGAATTATTGTAGATTGTTTGAAGTGTAGTGAATATGACTATACTGAAAAGAATTCTGCCGACTATCGTGGAATAGATGAGATTCGCAATATACGAAACACTGTGAATCAAGCCCCTATAGATGGCCCTGTACGCCTCTGGTTACTTGACGAAGTACATAAGGCCACCAACGATGCACAAAATGCAATGCTTAAACTTCTGGAAGACCCACCAAAACATGCCTACTTTATCTTGGCAACTACGGAACCTGAAAAGTTGTTGAAGGGTATTCTACAACGATGCTTGGTTTTGAAACTGAAACCTATCCCCAACAAAAGTATCTACCATATCACCAAGAATGTTTGTTCCTTGGAAAATATAAGACTTTCCAAACCAGTGATGAAAAAGCTTGTAGAGTATGCAGGGGGTTCGGCAAGGGAAGCCTTACAAATCTTGGATAAGATTTATCAGTTGGATAGCGAAAAGGAACAAATAGATGCTATCGAAAGTGTGTCTATCCGAACACAAACCATACAAATAGCACGGATGTTAATAAGCACAAAAACTAAATGGCGTAACATTGCACCAATCCTGAAAGAACTGGAAAATGAAGACCCTGAGCAAATAAGATATATGGTTTTGGGGTATGCAAAATCTGTGTTGTTGTCGAAGGATAACCCCCGTGCATTCAGGATGATAGAAGCATTTCGAGACAACTTTTACGATGCAAAATTTGCCGGTGTTGTGTCTGCTTGTTATGAACTTTTACAAGAATAAAAATTTATAAAATGACTTAGAAATCATCTGAAAACCTGTTATAATAGTATTAGATACAGAACGAAAAACTTTTGTTAGGAAAGGGATTACAATGAAACTGAACCAAGTAATTGCTTTGGTACAAGGCAAGAAAGCACGTGCCAACAAAGCCCTGACCGATGTTCACCACGGTTGGAAACCAGATGCACTAATGGGTTTGTCTAAAACCTACAAACCATTGGATGAAGATGGTGAGAAATTTCCCAGTGAAAAGAAGCAAGTTCCCCTGCTTCTATGGGAAGTCATTCGAAAGTTGCGTCAAAATCTGATAGACTACTACGACGTTGTCGGAACACAGGAAAGTACAAACCAGATGGCAGTTGCCGACATAAAGGTTGGGGGAACAATATTACTGGCCAAAGTACCTGTAACTGTTCTGTTGTTCTTTGAAAAGCAGGTTACTGACTTGCTGACGTTTGCAAAGAACCTTCCCGTACTACCGATGGACAAGGCGTGGGTGTTCGACACCACCAAGAATTGTTTCATCACGGAACCTGAACAGACCACAAAAACCCAGAAAAGGCCGGAAGTTATTGTTAAGTATCAGGCCACAAAAGAACACCCGGCACAAACAGAAATGTTTTCCGTCGATAAGACAATCGGTCATTGGACAACCACTTACATGTCGGGTTGTATTCCTGCACAAAAGCGGGAAGAAATTGTGGAACGTCTTGAGAAGTTGCAAGATGCTGTGAAATCCGCCAGAGAAGAAGCAAATAACATAGAAGTAAAAAGTATGGTCAACTATGGTGGGACTTTGTTTGACTATATTTTTGGCAATGAATCTTTGACAAGCTAATATGAGCATAGGCTAAGACTCAGCATTAGTCTAATACGTGCTTTAATGCAGGTTCGAATCCTGCCCCTGCGATTTAATGGGGTGTCTAAAAAGGGTTGTCTATAGGAACCCGTCTCATACAACCGGCAAAGGAAGTATGATAGATACCCTTCCAAAACCAACGCAGGGTGGCGGAATTGGCAGACGCGGGCACAACAAGTAACAGGCTATCGCTCAAGTCTAAACCCACGGTGTTCACCAAGTCGAGTCTTGTGTAAGACAGTTTAAGGTTTGGTTACTGGTTCAAGTCCAGTCCCCCCAGCCAGCTATCATACATTATATGTATGGGGGGTAGCTCAAAGTAGAGCAAAAACCTTATAAGATTAAAACACAAGTTAAACGGAGAAAATTGGTGAAGCGATTAGTTCCACCGTCAAGCAGATGGTTGCACTTGAAATGCAAACGCATATGCTCTACCGCCCCCGTCGTCAGGCTACGATGGCGGGGGCATTATTAAAATGAAAGGATAATCAAATGGCTATTGAACTTGGTCAAAAGGTTAAAGACCCCATAACTGGATACAAAGGAATTGCTATTGGTAAAACTATCTGGTTGTATGGTTGTACAAGAATAGGAGTACAAGCGATTGTTAATAAGGAAGGGAAAGTACCGGAACTCCAATGGTTTGATGAACCACAATTAGAAGCTATTCCACCTAAAGAAAGCAGGAACAAAGGAGGACCCCAACCAAATCCCACAAGGCGGTTTGAGGAAAAACGGTGAAATATAAAACAGGCAGAAAAGAACAAAAGGGAATGTGTCATTATTGTTTTGGACACTGGTGGAAAAGACATAGAGAAAAGAGGACATGTCGTGGACAAAAAGGAAGAAAAAGAATTCGAGAGTTTGATAGATATTGACAAAACACGGCTGGATGATGAATCCGAAGACCAACCCGAAAAAGTATGGGCTTATGGAAAATTATATGCCAAAGCTGTTAAGCTGTTAAGTGAAGCAAAGGCAGAATTGAAAGTTGTGGAAGCTGATGTGGATGCTGCGGTACGGGAAGACCCATCCGATTTTGGTTTGGAAAAGCTGAACGAAACAGCTATAAAACGTGCCATACTCAGAAGCAAGGAATTTCAGATTGCACAAGAGAAGCAAAACGAAGCTGAATATCGTGTGAATATGTTGGAAGCTGCTAACCGAACCTTAGACCACCGCAGAACATCACTAACGATGCTAAACAGTCAAGACGAACGGAATTATTTTAGCAGACCCCAACAGAAAGGATACAAAGATACGGGGAAAAGCACACATCGGAAACCTTTGAGAAAAAGACATGATTCGTGACATATTCATAGTTATAACAATCATAATATTAGTACCTACAGTAGCATACTTTATAACAAAGTATGCTACATTCGGATATTATAGTGGAAAACATATGTGGGAAAATCCCCCCGAAAACAACAAGAACAATAACGGAAAAGGAGTAAGTTAGTATGTCAAAACGGAAAAAAGAACGCAGACAAAAACGTAGTGTGGCAGGGGCAACAGCCAGAAGGCGGGAACATGCAGAAAAGGGCTATAGCGAAATGTTCGCTTTGCCTAAAGGAACAGAAATGTATAATGTCGAATCAACAGGAATAAAACGAATCGACATTATCCCCTACGTCGTGGGGAAGGGCAACCCGAACGCAGATGAAGGTGATTTGTATTGGGAAAGAACATTCTTTGCACATCGTAATGTTGGTGTGAACAATGAAATGGTGGTATGCCCTGCACGAACAGCCAAAAAGAAATGCCCAATTTGTGAGTACCAAGCCAAACTACAACGTGACCCAGAAGCAGATGAAGAAACCGTCAAAGCTTTGTCACCCAGCAAACGAATGTTGCTAAATGTTCGCAACATGAAAAAAGACCCTGATAAGGTCAAGGTATGGCACATCAGTCATTGGTATTTTGGTAAGGCCATTGACGAAGCTTTGGCAGCGGCATATGAAGACCATGAAGATAATATGGACAACTTCTGTGACCCCGAAGGTGGGCATTATCTGAAGTGTGTTGCCGAAGCCGGGTATGAAGGGCAGGGGTACAATATAGCCCGTGTCGATTTTATTCCAAGAAAGGAAGATTTGGACGACGATATTCTGGAACAGGCCCCATGTCTTGATGACGTTCTCGTGGTGAAAGATTACGATGAACTGAAAGATATGTTCCTTGCCGGTGCTGATGAAGATGAAGATGAAGATGAAAAACTCAAAGCTAAGAAAGGCAAAGGAAAGAAGCAAAAAGACGAGGACGATGAGGACGATGAGGACGATGATTTAGATGCGGATGAACCGGAAGCTGATGAACCGGAAGCCGACGATGACATAGATGATGATGACGACGACGATGAACCAGAAGAAGATGTAAAACCCAAAACCAAGAAAGTGAAAAAGACCAAGAAAAGCAAACCCAAAAAAGTAGAGGAAGACGAAGACGAGGATGAGGATGAAGATTGGGAAGCGGAAGATGACGATACGGAAGCGGAAGATGTAGGGGATGAGGATGATTGGGATGATTTAGACGACGACGAAGACGAAGAACCAAAATCCAAGAAAAAGAGTAAAAAACGTAGTAAATAATGTCCATACCAACTCCCAGTAAACGGGTGGGGGAAATGTTATTCCCCCATCCATTTTATATATACTATGACTATAGAAGAAATAA